ACTTCCAGAATCTCCAGCTAAAGTAAAGCTATACGATGCAGTAGTCACTGCACTGTCTACATAGGCTGTAGTAGCAACTTTTGTACTATTATCTCCTGCTGTTTGTGTTGATGCTGTTGCGCTTGAACCAAGTGCAACAGTTCCAGAGAATGTTTTATTACCACTGATTGTCTGTTCTGTAGAAAGAGTGGCGAATGCACCAGAACCAGCTATAGCTTCAACGGTCGAAGCGGTACCTCCAGCACCACCTGTTCCTTTTCCATAATAAAGTGTATTATCAACTTCATTAAACGCCAGTTCTGCGTTTTCTAGACTACTAGGTGCACCAGATGAACCAGACGCCCTTCTTTTAATTCTAATTGTATTAGCCATTTTTAAAAGTTTCCTCCATCTACAAGATTTTCTTCGCTATAATTAACCCATGCAGTGCCGTTATAGCGTAAAACATCGCCACTAGCAGCTAAACCTATAGTAACATCTGTTAAACCATTTAAAACAGATTGATCATCTATTGCTGATTCTACTGCTATTATTCTATCTTTTACAGTTAAATGAGATCCAGCTGGCGATAAACCGAGAACCGTTTGTATTGCCTCAACAGCGTCGTTTAAGTCGGTGTGCTGTTGATGATGTGGAACTGAGACAGAATTTAGCTTATCTGTTGCAGTTGGATTAACAAAATTGTCCAAGGATGCAGGATACTGTGTAGACATATTTATTCCTATAGTGTAAATATTTTATTAATTGCATTACTCCAGTTTATAGTAATTGATATTGCTGAAGAACTAGATGAAACTGGTAAACCATCTGCTGTATCTATATAAGCTATTAATCTGGATGTAGATGCTACTCCAGTGTCTTTAAATAAAACTACATAATTAAAACCACTTGTGCCATAATCTTCTATGGTAATATTATCCGCGTCGAAAATACCGTTTGCGGTAGTTTTATCTACTAATGCGCTGCTAGTTGCAGCTATATTACTAGATCCTATGTCAGATAAAAATTGATGCGCTTCCAAATCAACAGTGTAACTATTTTTTACTAAACATACTTTTAATGTATCATCAGTTAAGTCTAATAAGCCTTCTAAAAAGGCTTCCTTAGCTTTTTTGTATAGTGAATTAGCCATTAAATACCTACTTCAGCGGAAACTATTACTCTGTATTTATATCCTGTTTCAAAGTATTCTTTATCTTCGGTGTAATAAACAGGTGTTGCATCTGTTGATGGAAAGTCAACGTAAACATCTGGTTTCCAAGAGTGTAGCGAGATTTGCGCATTAACACTTTCCCATCTAGATGGCGTCTTTTGGATTTTTTTCCTCTGAGCCTTAAAGTATTTAGATGTTAGAAAGTTTGATGCCGGACGTGAACTGAATGTTATTGTCACTCTACCATTGTTTTCATCATTGTTAAGATAAAAATCTCCACTAGTAGGATTTGTTGACTCTATATAGAAATTTGGATTTTTAGCTAATATTTGATATCCAGTTTCTATATCTACCCTAACAGACTTATCTTCAATTAAGACTTCATTAATAACCGTACCCTGAGTTTCTTGAAGAATTGAGGGTGTGGCAGAACTTGTCTGGCTAGTGAATGTTATTCTTTCTTCTGGAACAGTTAAACCTGATGAGTCTAATAAGTTATTTATCTTTAAAACATAATCTGTATTTGAACTTAATACAGTGTTCCAATAAAGAGTTAATGTTCTGCTTATTTGATTATAATCAGTTAGTGTATTTATTGTTCTAAAAGGAGAAGACACCGAAACTGGAGTAGCTGTATCTGTTTGTACAGTAAAGTTAGCATTAACTAATGATGCTATTTTTATGGTTCTACCAAACTTAATGTTTACTGTATTGATAGTTACAGTTGCATTATCAATTAAATATAGCGCCACTCAACACACTCCATAATCAAAACTATAAATAATAGTAACAAATTACTCAGATAAAAGCATAGGGGACGGCAGATTTCTCATACCGTCCCCTAGCTTTAGGGCTTATTCGTAACTATAACAACCCTAAGGTTTTATCAGGCTGTTTCGTTGGTAACCATTACCTCGTAGTTACGGCTGAGTCTTACATTCTTAGCGACTGTAATACCCTCACCGTCACCCAACATAACGATGTCGTAACGCTCTTTCATCTTGAGTGAGCGGAGGTCACGGCTAGGATCATCGAACTGATCTGTGCTCATGTCATCCTTAACGAGGAGAGTACCTACCTCGTTACGATCAATCAAGAAGAGGTCTGACTTGGCTGGTGTAGCGCCACTCTTAGCGGTGAAGCTAACGAATGGTGAAACCAGTACATTTAGACCCATGGGAGCGGTTGCGTTTAATGCACCCTCTGCCGACTGAGGACGATAACCCCAGCTAGTTCCAACAGCTGAAGCTGCACCACCAGCGTGGAAGATCGAATCCTTAAGGAAGACCGACCACATGAGGGGGTGAAGAATGAAATCTGTTGGAATATGATTTTCAGCCATTAGAACGGCAGCCATGTCAATGATGTCATCCCAGGTGATTGTCTTGTTGGCTGCGCCATCAATGTCCAAACCTGTTGTGTCATCATATGAACCACTGTCGTTGTCGAAAACGATAGTAGCTGCATCCTTGAAGCGGCTAAGAGCAATTTGCTCCTTTAGGCGAGCCATGGCACGGCCTGCTGCACGAACGTGCAGACCGACAATGTCCCAAAGTGAGTCAGCGATAACTTCCTCAGTGAAAGCTAACTTTACACCCTTCTTTGAAACTTTGCCTTCTACCTGCTTTGCGAAGGCGAGTGCTTGCTCTGGATATTCTTGTCCTTCTGGAATCTCTGCTGCTTGGATTGCGTTGACTGCTGGGAACTCCAAAGAACGCCCCTTACCGAGGCGAACAGTGGAAAGCAGAGGAGTCACGAGAAGTTGTGGCTCAGCTGCTTCTTTTAGCGTACGAGAGAGCACCTTGGGGAAAAGGGCAGCTGCGTCTGGCGAAGCAAATGCCTCCTTAATGGTTACTCTATTGTCTGCATCAATGTACCCGTCCTCAGTCAGTGCCGCCTCCCAAGCTGGGAGACCCGAGAGGAGCTCTTGGATTGTCTTACTCATCTTAGGATTATTCCTCCTGTGTTATTGTTTTTGTTATTATCAGAGTGTCAAATTGACGCGGAAGGCACCAATGACATGGTCTACATCTAGGTTTGCACGAATGCCAAGCTTGCCGTTGTATGTTCCACTACGGGTAAGCTCGTACACTGTCTTGAGTGCACCTGGATCTGATGGTAGCTGCATGTAGCTAAGGAGGCCGTCATCGAAGTTTGTAGCAAACTTTTCGACTTCAACAACCTTACCAACCTGCAAGTAGGCGTATACAGCTGAGCTATTATAGAAATCAGCTGCAGCTGCTGCTACTGGGCGTCCCATGTGGTCGGCGCGAATTAACGAACCAACTGTCACGTCTGCATTAATGCCATCCACCATTGGATACTCTACATAACCATGAGTAATGAAACCTGCACCTTGTGAGGTACCCTTATCAAAGGGTCTGTAGAGATCATATTGTGCGCAGCCGATTGGAATCGAACGAGCTGGAACTGTGACTGTGTCATCTGAACCAGTTGTCGATGTTGGTGTAGCGCCATCAAGTGGATCCCAGCTTGGCATTACATCGCCCCAGCCCTTGCTGGATGATGTACCGTTAGCTGGTACTACTCTGGCGTCACCGTTTGAATCGGCAACCACGGAAAGAATGGTACCCTTAGGAATGACGATCTCAAAGCGATCATCTTCGCTATCCAAATACCATGTAGGAAGACCTGGGTGTGGAAGCAAGTATGCTGAGGGAGCGACGCCCTCAGAAACAACAAAACGTCCTGAACCGGTCTTGCTATGTACCTTGCGGAACTTTGCTAAACTCATTTTATTTCTCCTTAATTATTAAAGTTTACGTCTACCCATTAGGGCGTCTACTAGAACTTGCTCAAAAGAGTTGACAGGAGAAACAGGTGTCTGTGACTCAGCCTTGTCCACTGTTAATACATTTACTTCTTCTGCAACTTCTGCTTCTGAAGTTACTTCGGGAACGCTAAAGAAGTTAGAAAGTCTCTTGCCAACTTTAGCTGGGACCTTAGCTAGATCTCTTAATGAATCAGCTAATGAAGATGCTGTTCTTGGTGCATGTTCTTCGATTAGTTTTTCGCGATCATCAACAGATTCGTAGCCTAGGCCAATCTTTGTATCAACAACTCTCTCTACTAATGTTCTGTGTAGAGCATTCTTGAGTTTTGTATTTTCTTCTTCAAGAGACTTGATAGTTGCCTTTAAGAGCTCTAGTTCTTGCTCAACGCCCTCTTTGTTATCGCTGAGATTGCTAGACTCTTCAGCGGTCTCTTGATCTACATCACCATTTTCAGATGATGACTCTTCTGGCTTTTCAGCATTTTCGGAATCTACGCTTTGTACATCCGCCTCTTCTGAATCGTCAGCTGAGTTATTGTTTTCTTCTGAATCAGATACTTCTGATTCTTCAGAAAGTTCTTCTGAGTCCTTATCTGAAGACTGCTCTTCAGAAACATCTTCAGTCTTTTCATCTGATTCCTCAGATGTTTCTGCTTCAACAGAAGCTGAAGCTGCAATATTAGAAAGATCTTCGCTTAAGCCTTCAGCTACAGCTAGAATATCTTCGCCATTATCGACATTATCCATGCTATGAGTCTCCTCAGATTTTGTATTTTCAGAATCTTCATTAGATAGTAATGATTCTGTCTTATTTATATAACTTTCGCTCTCTTGCAAGGCTAAAGCTGTTAGAAATGCACCTTTTAAGTGCAAATAAATTGGCTTTGATTCTTTTTTCTTAAGATTAGAAAGAATTGATTTATTTTCTTCAATTGAAAATATATCTTCATTATCCATACTTAAAACAAAAGCTGAACTCTTAGCAACCCAGCCTTCTGAGTCTGTAAGCTCCGCTTTGCCATCAGCAGACTTTAGTGATCTGACACCTGACTTTTGATCAGCTGGCTGATTAACAAAAGAATACTCTTTAAAGGAAATGTCTTGCATGTCTATATAAGCAAGCTTGCCCTTATAAACTTTTCCTCTTCTATACTTTGGCATTCTGGGTCTTCCGGAGTCATCTTCGGAAGCTAAATCTTCGCCAGAAATGCTGCACAGTGCCTTAGCAGCTCTTCCGCCAACAGAACCTGTTAGATACCTTTTGTCTAGAACTTTTTGTGCTGCGACTGGATCAGTGATTGCAATTTGCAGTCTTACGAAAGCGGAACCATCTTCCTCTTTATCCATCCTTGCTGCCATTACTCTACCAATTGGCTCTGTATTTAAGTCATGATTTAATATGATTGGCTTAGGATAAGGCTCAACCCATGATTGCAGAGCTTTTTCCAGCTCTTGTGCTGAGTAATTATTATAATTGGCTGTAAGACCTTCATGAATAGCTGCTACTTCTATAATCAGCCCATGTCTGGAATTGAATGATTCTGAAAAATCTAAGTCTACCTTTGAAAAATCTGGTAGCTTTAAAGTAAAGTTTTCTACGAAATCAAAAGACATTATAATCCCCTGTAAAATAATTCTATTTTTATAGTAAGTTTCTTTTTATAACATTGAACAATTTTATATAAATATATCACACTTTAGCATAGTTTTTATTTGCTATCAAATTTCTGTCGTCACCATTCTTTAAAAAAGAGTCATACATAAATTCAGACATTATGTGAGGAGCATAAATATAAGATGCGGAGTATAGTTCATAACCTTTATTTTTACAATTTAAAGACCAACCAACATCTTCACCTTGTTCATGAACAGAATACTCAATATTTTGATATACATTTTTGCTCATCATTTTGGCGGCCATAATAACATCTGACTTAAAATAAGTTCCTAAGTCATACTTTTCTTTTCTATATGCTTTATTTGGAACATCTTCTCTCCAATTCATGACGCTTGGATACATTGTTCCAATTGGAGTCATAAACATAAGTGGACTTACTGCATCTGCTCCGGACTTAATATGTGCTATTAATAATTCCATAGTATTTGGATTTGTTAATAGAATATCTGAGTCTAAGCTAAAGTAGTATTCTGGAGAAACATCTCTAACAGTTTCTAATAGAGAGTTTCTTAACGACACCATATTTACATATTTAGACATAGTCCATTGTCTGCCATTATTTTCGTGCTGAAAATGAGGAATGTCTTCTCTAATCTTTATGTTGAAGTAAGGAATTCTCTTATCAAATCTTTTCCATGCCTCTAATGAATTAATTGTGTCTTGATCATCAGGGGAAACTTCAAAAATAAAACCAACATCTTTTAAAGATACAGATTGATTTATTAGGCATCTAATCCAGTGTGGCAAAAGCCATGTTCTCTTGTAAGTTGGACAGCCTATTACTAACTTCATATATTATATATTATTTTCTAACTCAGAACTATTCTGCTCTACTTTTTGTTTTGCCTGCTGCTTTTCTGGAGCTACCTTGGTTTCTTCAGATTTCTTTAATGGCTTTTCCTCAATAGGACTTTTTTCGACATTAATACTATTGTTAAGATCCTCTATTATTTCAACAAGAATTTGTAAAGCAATTCTTACTTGACCATTATTAACACTATTGGATAGTGCCTTGATTGCATCGTCAGTATTTAAATATGATGCTATTTGTTCATTCTTCAGGGTTATCTTTCTTGACATCGTTTGTGCCTTTCTCGTCATTTGTATATATAACATTATACTCTG